GTATCGCACGCAAGCAAAAAGAACCAAGTTGTATTCGACCCATTCATGGGAAGCGGAACAACTCTCATCGCTTGCGAACAGTTGAACCGCAGGTGCTACGGCATGGAGATTGACCCTTTGTATTGTGATGTGATTGTGAAGCGATGGGAGAATCTAACAGGAAGAAAGGCGGTACGAAATGGGTAGACGAGGAACAAAACCAACACCAACTGCGATGTTGAAACTACGCGGTTCTTGGCGGGGTGATATAAACAAAAACGAACCACAACCCGAACTAGGAATGCCAGTGATGCCAGAGTATTTGGAAGGCAACGCGAAAGCATGTTGGGAAGAACTGTCAGAGATGCTTCTGGATATGGGCGTATTGACAAAATCAGATGGAATGGCGTTGGCGTTGATGTGCGAAACATACTCACACTGGAGAAGAAGCCAAGACTTGTTGGCAAAGTACGGTGATGTGTACCCCATAAAAGACGATAACGGGAAAGTGAAGTACCTGCAACAAACACCGTATGTTGCAATTGCAAGAAACTTTGCAAAGCAATTCAAGGATATGTTGTGCGAGTTTGGATTGACACCCAGTTCAAGGTCACGGATTCAAACTGTTGCAGATGGCAAAACAGCCAAAGCAGATGAACGCATGTCATACTTTGGGGGATGACCGACAAAGAAGTTGAACTGTTGCTTCCCAATTATGACCCTGCAACCCAAGCAGGTGATTGTGTGTTTGAAAATGAAACTGCAATGCGTGCTGTCAGATTCTTTTCACTGTTCCTGAAACACCACACTGGAAAGTGGAGTGGGCAGCCGTTCCACTTGTCCGATTGGCAGATCAGCATTGTTGCCAACATGTTCGGATGGATTCGACCAGACGGCACGCGCAGGTTTCGGCACAGTTTGATAGAACTTCCCCGCAAATCGGGCAAGAGCAATTTGGTTGCTGGTTTGGGGTTGTACTGTCTGGTTGCTGACAACGAAAATTCGGCTGAAGTCTACACTTGTGCGTCAACACGGGATCAAGCAGCACTTGTGTTTCGGATGGCAAAACGATTTGTGGAAGCAGATGAATACCTTTCCAAGAAGTGCAAGATATACAGGAATTCGATTGTTGTTGAAGAAACTGGAAGTTCCATGAAGGCACTATCAAGTGAATCGGGAACTGCGCATGGTCTGAATTCCAGCACCGTGATCGTGGACGAATTGCATGTGTGGTGTAAACCTGACTCCCGTGATCTTTTTGAGGCACTTCAAACTTCACAGGGAGCGCGCGCACAACCACTTTTCATTTCAATCACCACAGCAGGAACAGCCGAACCATCTTTGTGGAAAGACCTTCATCAATATGCTGAAAGAGTTGCACAAAACGAAGTGACAGACATGACATTCATGCCCTGCATCTGGGCAGCGAAGCACGATGACAAGTGGGACGATCCTGAAGTGTGGAAGCGTGTGAATCCATCGTTGGGTTCAACGGTCAGTTTGGAATTCTATGAACAGGAATGCAACAAGGCGAAAGCGTTGCCGAGTTATCAACACGCATTCAGGCGGTTATACCTAAATCAACCAACCACTGCACTTGATAGGTGGCTGGACATGGAAGCATACAATTCTTGTGAACCGCGAATGAGTGAAGAAGAACTTGTTGGACGAACTTGCTTTGCTGGGCTTGATCTTTCTTCAACACTTGACTTGACATCACTTGTGCTTGCGTTTCCAAGGACTTTAGAAGAAGGTGGTGGATACGATGTGCTGCCATACTTCTTTGTTCCAAAAGAAAACATGGCAAGGCGTGAACGGGATGATGGCGTGCCGTTCCAGCAGTGGGCATCGTCAGGTGATGAATTCGGCAAGTATTTGCACGCGACAACTGGTGATGTGGTGGACTACCAGTTTGTTCGCAAGTTGATCAACGAATTGGCTGAAAGTTACGATATTAGAGAGATAGCCATTGACCGATGGAATTCAACTTCCATTTCCATTCAACTTTCCGAAACAGATGGAAAAACCGTTGCTTATTTTGGTCAAGGATATAGAAGCCTCAGCGCACCAGCGAAGGAGTTGGAAGCGTGTATTTGTGGTAAGCGGTTCAGACACGGAGATCATCCTGTGCTAAAATGGTGCGCATCAGTTTGCGGTATAGACGAAGATGCTGCTGGAAATATCAAACCTTCAAAGAAGCGTTCTGGCAGGGCTGGGGGACGCATTGACGGAATCGTTGCATCGACAATGGCGATTGGCAGGGCAATTGCGACAACTGGTGATTCTGGTGAAAGCGTGTATGAAGATCGTGGGTTGGAGTTGTTATAGATGGGCATATTGAATTGGTTTCGTAACAAAGAAACAAGATCAACATTTGCGCAACCAACAAGTTGGTTGTCAACAGCATTCGGTGGCACAGCCACAGCAAGCGGTCAGGTTGTCACAGTCGATTCAAGTTTGCGTGAACCAGCAGTGTTCGCATGTGTCAGGGTCATTTCAGAAGATGTTGCATCACTCCCGTGCAAGATATACCAGAAGGGTTCGGATGGTGACAGGGAACAGATTAGTTCACACCCTGTTGCAAGATTGTTTCAAGTAGCACCCAATCCTGAAATGTCGGTCTTTAGTTATGTAGAAACAATGCAACAGCATTTGTTATTATACGGCAATGCGTATTCTGAAATCGAACGCAATGGCATTGGTGACCCCATTGCACTTTGGATATTGAAACCATCACTAATGCGAATTAAGATTGTTGATGGTGCTGTCATCTACGAATATGACAATAGGATGTCATTTGAAAGTGACAAGATACTTCACATTCGTGGGATGTCCAGCGATGGCATCCTTGGACTTAGCCCAATTCAATATATGAGAGAAACGATAGGCGGGCTGAGCGCGATGAGCAAGGCAGGAAACAAATTCTTTGCGAATGCAAGCAGACCATCTGGTGTGTTGAGCCATCCAGCCAAACTTTCCGAAGATGCTGCAAAGCGTTTGCGACAAGGATGGGACGGCATGTACTCTGGACTTTCTGACAATATCGGGCGCACAGCAATTCTTGAGGAAGGGATGCGGTTCGATTCCATGAGCATCCCACATTCGGACGCACAGTGGATCGAAGCGAAAGCATTTGCACTTCAGGACATTGCGCGTATCTATCGAATTCCACCGCACATGATCGGCGATTTGAGCAGGTCGAGTTTTTCAAACATAGAATCACAGCAAATTTCCTACATGCAACAAACGGTGATGCCGTGGACAAGAAGATGGTCTGCTGAAATAAACAGGTCGCTACTCAAGAGTGACGACAATTCAATCTTCAGCGAATTCCTTGCAGAAGAAATGTTGCGTGGAAATACAACAGAACGATTTGACGCATATCGCACTGCGCGTGAAACTGGATGGATGTCTGTCAATGAAATAAGGCAGAAGGAAAACATGCCGAAACTGCAAAGCCCTGCTGGTGATAGTTACATTCAACCGTTGAACTTTGCTGACACTGAAATTGCAAAAGAAATGCAAACCCCAGACGCAGAACGGCAAAATTCGAGTTCAACAAACGAAATTTCGAGTTCAACAAAAGCATGGTTTTCAGATTGTGTTGTTCGTGCAACTGCAATCATTCGCAATTCTTCAAACAGAAAAGCAAACAAGTTGGGTGAAGATGAATGGCGGGAAGGCATAGCATTGACCGATGAAGCACTGTGTTCAAAGGTTCTTGCAATCATGGAATCGGTCTGCAATCACATAGAAGGATTGGATGCAAGATCAATCACTGAACAGTTGATTGAATCATGGCAATTCGCATTGTCAGGCGTAGAGTCACGAAAACAGTGTGTGGATGCTTGTGAAAACTGGGCAAACAGTTTTATGAAGCAAGAAAGTTGTGAAGTGTTAATACAACGGAGTATCAAAGATGACTGAAAAACAAGTGGAACAACGAAGTTGTTGTGAATTGCGTTTTGTTGAAGATGATTCAGATTCACCAAAAATTGTTGGATATGCGGCGGTGTTTGATTCACTGTCAAGCGACCTTGGCGGCTTCCGTGAAAAGATTGACCGTGGTGCGTTTGCCCAATCACTAGATGAAGGTGATGAAGTTCATGCATTGTACAACCATGACAGCAACAAACTTCTTGGAAGGCGTGGCGCAGGAACATTGCGATTGCATGAAGATGACCACGGGCTGAAGATTGAAATTGATCCCCCAAACACAACAGACGGGAACGATGTAGTCGAACTGCTCAGAAGAAATGATTTGGTCAGCATGTCGTTTGGTTTCTTCAATACCAAAGACAGTTGGGAAACAGACGGCGAAGGCAATGACATCAGAACCATCAAATCAGCACGACTTTTTGACATTTCGGTTGTTTGTTCACCCGCATACGATCAGACAGAATGTTCGGTTCGGTGTGAACCAGCACTTGAATCGCAAGCGGAGTACCACGCATTTAAAGAATTGGAAGCAACTGACTTTGATGCAATCGGCGAAACGGAAAAACTGAAACTGCGTTTGCGATTGGCTGAAGGGCAATGATGTCATACAAGACGAAGATACGATTGCGAGAAATTGGACTGCTTGCTGTCATCGTATTCTTTTCTGGCGGATTGGTTTGGGTTTCCTGCCTTATACATTGATGCTGTTCTGGGCAAGATACATCTTGATTTGCAGACCTTGCACCACGGCTGTGTGCTTGTTGTATTTCGTGTTGCTACGATAACATTTCAGAACCCGTTGGTTCGTCATTCTGTGCCGTTGCACAACTCGTTTTCACAATTTATATTTCCGACAACAGAGAGGCAATACCATGTTGCAATCAGAAAAACTACGCGAGGCAAGGGCAAAACTCATTGCAGACGCGCGAACAGTTATTGACAGCGCGGATACTCTTGATGCCGAACAACGACAGCAAGTTGACACAATGTTGACCGATGCTGACGATGTACGCAAAGACATCAAAAGAGTTGAAGCAATCGAAGCAGAAGAATGCGACTTGCGTGAAGCAAGTGACAGGCGTTCAAAACTTGAAACACCAAAGGTGTCACAAATTATTGATGACGAACCATTGACAACATCCAGCCCCGCATATCGCGGTGCATTTGATGCGTACTTGCGCAAAGGTCATCGCAGGATGGACGGTGCAGAAAAGCGTGCGCTGGAAGCAGGAACAGTTGGCGAAGGTGGCTATCTTGTGCCAAGCGTTGTTGCAGACACAGCATCAATGGTGAACACAATCATTGAAACTATTGATGACGGTTCAGCAATGTATGGTCTTTCGACAGTGATAAATGTTTCTGGCGATACAAACATACCTGTTGAGTCAACCTTGGGAACAGCAAACTGGGTTGCAGAAGAAGCAGACATACAAGC